AGAGAGAGTTTCCACTGCTTCTTCTAGGTTGTTAACCAACCACTGGATGTATATGTTTCCGGCAAAACCGTAGTTTTCCTTTAATTGCCGGTCAAAGAGTCGTTTGCCTTCTTCGGTAGAGATGCTGTTGTTGGGGGCTATCTCGTACTCAAATAAGCGCAGCATCTCGGCGTTAGCACCGGCCTTAGCACTTGCAAGTTTCTCGTAGAAGCTGGCGTTTGCACTGCACAATGACATGGCTTGCCAAGTGGTAGAGTTTTCACGCAGCTCGTTAGTCATGTTCTTCATGCGGTTCTTGCCTCGACCTTGGGACATGCTGTACGCCATGTCGGAGAAGTCATCTGCGGAGATGTTCGTAATCTCGTCAACCGTGAAAGGCAGGTTGTTCATCACACCAAGCTGTTGGATGCGGGCGTTCTGTGTGTCTTTCCAAATGGCCCCCAGTGCTTCGGGGTGTCCATATACGCTATTGCACATAAACAAGGTAGTGGACTTGCCTGTACCACCGTGCTTATAGATGACGTTAATGATGGCCCCCTTAAGTCCTGTGAACTTAAAGAGTGGCGAACCAAAGGCAGTCAGCGCAGCGAACGCATGCGGCTCCATACTCGGGCGAGCGTACATATTAAATACCTCGCGCCACTTGTCGTACTCGCCAACCTCTTGTATGTGCATGGCAATTGGTTTAGTTACGGACGATGGCGGACTGCCAAAGATACCGTCTTTGCTTATCTCTCTGTCACCCAAGATAAACTTTGTGTTGTTCTCAGCCCAACCGAATTGAGTCCTCATAGTTTCTGATTTCCTTTTATATTGTAACGTCTTAACAAACGTGTTTAGATATGTCGCCAAGTGCGCCATCTGTGCAGTCGAGCCAGCTACACCCTCCTTAGCTAGCACTTTGCGTAGTTCGTCCTTACCGCCAATAATTGCATTTGGCACTACAAATTCTTTTACCCCGTCCATAGGCAAATGCAAACGCACTAGCGCCACATGCCCATAGTTAGGGTCATCCATAAGTTTCACGATGTATAGCGCATGCTCATATACACAGAACGGTTCAGCTTCATCCTTGCCAGCCGGTAAATAGATAGCACCGTTCTTGCCCTTCTGATAAGGCTTAGGGTATGCAGGGATGACGTGCTCAGGTTGTGCTTCTTCCTCAACGGCCTCAGGTTCTTCTTCTTCTACGACTTCCTTGCTAAGAGCAATCGGGCCGTGTATCTTGCCTTTCCATTTACACCCATCACAGCCACCATGGTTATGCTTCTCAAAGGTTGCACAGGTATGAGGGCCGGGCTTCTCTCCTTGAGTTGCTTTACGTTCCGCAGCTGCGGGGTCATACTCGGGGTGCTTACTAGACATCATGTGGATTGCATGCAAGCGGTCTACGCACTGGTTGGCTACAGTTAACGATGACCACCACAGTGGTTCCTGCACGGTGTCTTGGTTAAGGTAAGCGTGGTTAAGTTGTTGGCAACCATTCTCACCTCGAATCATGATGTTCTTAAACTTCTGCATGGTGTTGCCAAGCAGTGCAGTGGTCAGCTCATTAGGCTCAAACTTTGGTGCGGGTGTATCAAACAAAGACACCTTAGGCTTAACACCTAGTATCTTAGCAAACGCATCGAACTCCGTCTCTTGCCCAGTAGTGATAACTTCTACATCGAGCGGCTCATCTCCTTTGAAATTGAACGTGCCGGGTATGCGCAGTATGCGAGCAACCTCAAACACACTTGCGTCAACATTAAATTCATGCGTCTTGCATAGCTCAGAAAGTCTGGAAGCGACAGGCTCCCACTGCTCCCTTGTAACAGTCTCGGTAAACGGCCAATATACGTGCAACCCACGACCTGAGTTGACAACGATAGGCTTTGGTAGCCCAACTAGATTGCAGAATTGTTGTAGCTTTTCTAGTCCTACAGCTTGGTCGACGTAGCCTAAGCCCTTCTTTTCTTTGTCATCGCCGCAGTCTATATCCAACCACATGCTCTTAAGCCCAAGCACATTGTCCTTCGTGCGGGACTTGTCAGTTGCATACTTAGCACAGCCAAAAAATACGTTGCGACCTTCCGTTATATAGTCTTGTGTAAGGTCATCTAATTCTTGCCGAGTTTGTACTAGCTTTTGCTTGACGGATTTGCCCTTGATACCAACCACAGCGTACCACCCGTCAGGGGGCAGCACTGCTTTAAGTAGGTCAAACGTATCCATCTATATATTCCAGAGACGGGAAGGCAGGGGGCAAGCCCCCATACCCTACCCAAGTTATTACTAAAGCGAACTGAGTAACGTATTGATTGCGGATGCGTACAAGCGTTGCGGTTCGTGTGTTCCAGCAAACCAGTTATAAACCGTCATACGGCTTACACCCAAACGGTCTGCAACTTCGGTTACTGGAATGTCTAGCGCAATGCACTTGCGACCTAACGCAACGCCAAGCTTAGTCTTGCTAGCTCGCTTGTTCATCGCAATAAGTCTCGAACTGTATCCGTAGCTCATAAGTTACTCGTCTTGGCTCCATGCGCTGATAACATCAGCTAGGTTCTTCTTACCCGCAGGTGTTGCTTCGGGCTTCTTTGCAGCTCGCTTAACTGGCTCAGCAATCTCCTCGTCAGGTTCGGCTTGTGCTTGTACCTTAGGGGGAGGAAGCATCGCCTTCTTCACACCGTCAGTCTGCGCAACGGTCATCACGACTGCGTTCTTTGCCTCGATGGACTTGCCAGCTTGTTCAACAACGTCCCACTCTTCTTCGCTGATATGACGCACAGGAGAGAACAACAGCTTAGGCGTATCGCTGTCGGTATCCAAGCTAATCTGCGTAACGATTTGGTTAATGTTGCGTCCGTTACCTGCGATGTACTTGATGTAGCTCTCGAACGGGTGCACATTGCCCTCACCCTTACCAAAGATAGAAGTAGCAGGAAGCGTTAATTGATACACGTCACCAGACATATCGCCTTCAAGCGTCACAGCAATACGGCGTTGATAGCGGCAAGCACGGCTGTTACCCTCACCGGAACCGGCGATGTTCTGTGGGCATGTTGCACAGTTGCTTGACTGCTTATCTTCCACTGCGGAATCAGGAGCCATACCGTCGTTCGCCCAACATGTTGGGGGCACAATCTCAGTTGGGTTGTACTTACCTGCGTAGTAGATACGCGATACGTTCTTTGCGGCGTTGACAATAATCACGTTCAACTCACGACCAGTTACCTTGCCAACCTCTTCGCCGCCAACAACTTTGCGGAACACGCCGCCACGGATAGAGATGCGCTTGCTTGAACCTGTGACGTTACCTGCAAGGGATTTAGTTAATTCGTTGACGCCGCCTTTAAGAAAGTCAGGAACGTCTTGCTTGAAAATGGACATGTTACTCATTGCTCTCACCTGTTTTGAGGAATTGTAGAAATACTACTGCTGTAGTTGTAATTAACTGCGCTCGGGAAGCTGCACGGGATAACTCCGTAGAGTCAGGATTCTCGTCTGGCCACAAATGCCCCGATGCTTCTACTGCTTCATGCAGAGCGGCGTTACGCAGTTGTAACTCCAGCCCTAACTCTTGCTGATAAATTCTTTGTTGTGCGGCGATGGCTGCTTGTGCCTCAGGGCTAATACCCGGGGGCTGTTTTGGTATATCCATGGTTAACTCCGTTTAACTACTATTGTGTATTTACTATCCGACCACAACCCCGGGGGCAGTAAGTCAGGATTCTCTTCTAGGAACTGCTTCATGTTTGTCTGATGCAAACGCTGTTCCAACAACCCGTACGCATCGTGTTCTTTAATGAACTGATACAACGAGTCCCAGTCATTCGTTGCGTACCGTGTATGTACTTTACGAATTATGGTTCCTTCATTCGTACGCATGCTCGAGACATCTAACGCTTTACAAATCTCAAGCATCTCAGCGGACAAAGCTTCTAATTGTTCATTGAACTCCGCAATTTCTGTCTTGTGGCGTTCTGCCGCTTCTTCTTTGGCTGTACGAATCTTAATGTAAATCTTTGCTATCTCTTCGGCTGATACTTTTTCGGACACTTCTTGCTCCTTGGAAAGGGTAGGGTACTACTTTACCACAGCTTTATACTTTGTCAAGAACTTTCTTCGAGCTCGTGACGATATAAATCAATTATTTTTTCATGGTTGTTTATGTTGTTGCTCAGCATACGGTACAGCCTAGCTTCAACGTCACTACCTCTGATGTGCACAACAGTCATTGCGTTCTTCTGCCCCGGTCTATTGATGCGAGCGTTGGCTTGCAGGTACGTCTCGACTGACATCACGGGAGCATACCAAATAACAGTGTTAGCTGCGGTAAGGGTTAACCCGTGGGATGCGGCTTGTGGTTGAATGATAAGCACTTTAATTCTGTCGGTTGTTTGGAAGTCGTCCACTATACTACTACGCCGATTGACAGGAACCGCGCCGTTAATAACCTCGCATGCAATTTTGTTGTTCGTTAGGTAGGCGTTAAGAAGTTCGATGGTGTGGGTAAAGGGTACAAATATCAATACCTTATGCGAACTTTCTTCCACGACTTCGAGAATCACCTGTAGCCTATTGGATACATCGAACTCTACAATGTCTTTAGTATCCGTATACACCGCACCGCCGGATATCTGAAGCAACTTGTTGATGCTAGTGGCAGCATTTGCCGAACTGATTTCTTCTCCTGCCGCTTCCATAATCATGTTATCTTTCAATATCTTATAAAACTTCTTCTGCTGTGGAGTGAGCGGCGCATCACGCTCAACATACGTTACCTCAGGTAAGTCCAAGCACTGGTCTTTCTCAAAGCGTATCGCCGGTTGCAACACAGAATGCACGGTGTCCTGTGCGTTAGGCTTAGGTATCCACCTGTACATCCCGACCTTTAACATAACTTGGTCACGGAACTGCCCAAAGAAAGGGGCAACACCTTTAGGGTTAACAAGCTTGGCAAGTCCGAACGCATCAACGGGAGACTGAGCCGCCGGTGTACCGGTAAGCATCCATAACCCTTTGATTTTCTTATTCAAATCACGCAGTACCTTCCACCGCTCGGTTGTCGGGTTCTTGTATGCCGATGCTTCGTCTACCACAATCAGGTCAAAACCGGCATTAAGTACTTCATCCTTGACAATCGCAAGCCCATCAAAATTAATTATCACGAACTCTGCGTCGCCGTTAATAATCTTCGCCCGCTTCTTACGGTCACCATAGGCGATGTCACATGTGCGATGCACGGCAAACTTAAACAAATCGTTTTGCCATGCCGACTTCATAATGGATAGTGGGCACACCACTAGCACCCTACGTAGTAAGCCTACGCTCATCAAATAGTCCGCAGCCCATATCACAGAGGCAGTTTTTCCTGTGCCTTGCTCGTTAAAGCAAAAGGCTTTAGGTCTTTCTGCTAGAAATTGTGCTGTTACTTTCTGATGTGCAAACGGCTTGAACTGTCCCGGCCAGTTGTAATCATTCATTTTTTAGTTCGTTCTCTCTTGCTAACCTCGGATACCAAGTTACGTTTTGCATCCCGCTTAAACGAACGATTAGCACCAGCATCTTCAACACGCAGCCCGTCTTTAATTGAGCCGCCCTTGTCGATGGCTTTGACGTGTGCAACGTCTTTACCATCTCCCTTTTTTACCTTCCCGTTCTTCATCATCGTTGCCCGTGCCTTGTTGCGCTCGGTGCGTTTCTTAATCTGTTCTTCACTCCCCTGATAGGAGGCGTATTCTTGCTTGTAATTTCTATCTTCTTTGTTCTTGTACGGCATAGCTATCCTTTGTTGTGAACGCAGGTCTTGACAGGGCAAAACTTGCACAGAGGCCCTGAGATTGGGTTCCATACCTTATTTTCGACTGCCGCTTCCAAGCGGTCAAGCTCAGGTTTCATTACATCTAGGTACTTGTGACGCATTACTCTGTCATGTTCCTTGCGTACAAACTCGTTACTTACTACGAATGCTAAGGCTGACTTTATCTCCAACACTCCGGGGAAATGCAGAAAAGTCGCCGCCGCCAACAGGTCAAGCTGTTTAGTATCCGCATACTTGGCATTCTTGCTAGTCTTGTAGTCAACCAACCAAGCTATCCCACCATCGACAATTAGCAAGTCAGCAATGCCATGCCACCAGTAGTTGGGGGCGTCAAACTTGCAAGCTATAAATTTACCCTTGTGTATGGCTATGCCCATCTCAATCTCACAGAACTTCTTACCCGGTATCTTGTTAAGTGCATCCAGTATGGGAACCATGTACTGAAACTGCTTAGGTATAGGAGTACCGTCCCGTATGTAGTCTTCCGCCGCTTTGTGCACCAGCTTGCCGTAGTTCGCAGCCTCGCCGCCCTCGTTCTCCACATCCTTGGCAATCTTTAGATGGAAGTATTTCTTCGGGCATTGCTGAAACGTCTTTAGGCTACTGTACGACCATTGAACCGTCATTTCAGTATCTCCACGTCAGCTTGCGTTTCTATCATAATTGTTTTCATTTCTTCAGCACCTCGAGCAACTTCTCAATGTAGTGCTGCCCCTTGGCAATCTCCTGAGGACTTGCATCTTTACTGCCCATACGCATGATGTACTTAA